ACCGCATTGTAGGTAGTGGTTACAGATGCCTGCATATCCAGTACACGACCGGCTGAAGTGCCAGGAGGTGGTTGGATAGCCCAGGTAGTATTGGCGACAGCTACAGATCGAGTGTAGGTCACCCTTTTTGGTTCAGTATAAGCCATTTGCTTGTCCTCAAAAAAGTATTCGGGTTAGGTCTGTTCGCGTATCGCTACGCGAACAGGGTTTGCGCCAAATTAAGCCGCAGAACTCCATTTGACGATCCTGGCATTTGAGGCTTGTGGATGGCTCAAACCGAAACCTTCCAAAGCGTACCAAGCAATACCACGGCCGCGGCCGTAGTCGTCAGGGATTTTACCGCGAATTTCTTCAGGGACCGCGATGCCTTCGGCAACGGTGTCGGCACCCATAAAGAAAATCCAGTCGGATTTAGCGTTGTTCCAAGCGTCGGCAGTGTTGGTTTGCGGATTGAACGTAGTTGAGTCCGCAGCACCGCCGGCAGGAATGTGGGTTTGTTCCAAGAAACGAACGCCACGATAACGGCCTAACTCACCGTTTTTGATTTGCGCCAAACCGGTTTCGGTGTAGGTTTGAATACCTTCCAAATCTGATTTCAACTGCATAAAGGTAGCGGGTCGACCGATCGCCATGTAATCGCCGTTTTCGTACGCAGGGATGCCGCGTTCTTTCATAGCGGTGGAAATGGGTTCGACGTGGCCTTTACCAAAAGCAACGTTGTTGGTGTCTGCAGGGACGCCGTTGGTTGTCAAAGTAACCGCGGTTGTGCTGGAAGCCGAAGACACAACCAAAGGAGTTTGGTTGAATTGGTTCCATGCTGCTACGTCAAAGGTTTCAGCAACGTCTATTTTCAAGATTTTGCTAATCATGTCTTTGATCGGTTGCTCGGACAGGTCATCCAATTTACCGGTGTAGGGTACGCCTTGACCATACTCGGTAATGGTACCGGCGTTTTGGGTGATTTTGAAGCCGCTTTCAGGCATTCTTTCAGTTTCATCCAAAGCCCGGCCTTTTTGAGCCAGTTTAGAATAGACGTTCCAGTACCACTTGTCGCCACGGCCTTTGCCCAACAAAGGTTTGCCGTCGGCATCGTGTTCTTTAACATCGCATAACTGTCTGAATTTTACTACCGGGATATTTTCCAAGCGCAAAAATTCCGACAAGTTCGGCGCCCACATATACCCGCCTTCATCGGCGAGGGACCATACTTGACCACTCATAGTTTCACCTATTTTAAAAGTCCGGGCAGTACCCGGTTTAGTTTATCTGGCTTGCGCCAGGGTTTGGTACAGCTTACTTACTACTGCCCGCGCGCTTTCTTGATTTGATTAATCGCATCAGATCGCGTCGGTTCCTTTTTTTCCGGCGCCGGTTCGTTCCGTACTGTGGCGCTGGGTACTGCCGGAATATTGCGTTTTGCTAACTTGCGTTCCGTCATATCCGGTACAACTGGCTTAGCTTCTTCCGCCGCAGGTTCATCTGCAACTGCTTCGGGCTCATTGCTCGTTGCGACTTCAGGTGCGACTTCAGGTGCGACTTCAGGTTCGGCAGCCATCGCTGGTGCCACATCCGCGGTAACCATCGCGGGTGCTTCAGGGTACAAATCAGCAACTGCTTTTTGCAGCGCTTCGGCTGCCGACGCACCATGCGATCTGTAAAGGTCGGCCAAAGCCATTACCTTGTCAGATTCCAAACCGTCTTCGGCCAACTCAGGATGTGCGGCTGCCAATTTACGGGCAACGTCAACATACGCTTGGGCATCTTTTGCGGCTTGGGCTTCGCTTTTCGAACGGTGAATATTTTCAGCGTACCGATGGTTTTGCAGTTTACGGTACAGTTCTTTGGCTGCGGCCGGATCGCCGAACATCAAAGCTTCGTGATATTGGTCAATCAGCGCTTCGTGATCTTCGCCGTCTGGCGCTTCATATTCGCCGGATTCCATTGCGGGTGCTTCGGATTCCATTGCAGGTGCTTCGGATTCCATTGCAGGTGCTTCGGATTCTGATTCCATTGCGGGTGCTTCGGACTTCATTGCTGGCGCTTCGGATTCCATTGCTGGTGCTTCTGCAGTGGGTTCACTTTCCATCGCTGGCGCTTCGGACTCCATTGCTGGTGCTTCCGCAGTGGGTTCACTTTCCATTGCGGGTGCTTCGGATTCCATCGCTGGTGCTTCGGATTCGCCTTCGGCCTTTTCTTCTAAAGCCTCTGTTGCAACAGCCAATTCTTTTTCAGCTTCAGCGACAATGCCACCTTCGCCGGATACTTCGGGCTCTGGTGTTGGGTATCCGTCTGGGGGGACTACTTCAGCGTTGGGTGCAACGACGTCGTTTATTTCTTTACCGGCGTTACGAGCGGAGCTTCTTTTGCCCGCGTTCAAACGTTTTTTAACGTTTGCGTCTTTCGTATAATCCCGCTTTGGCGGGGCCGATTCGGAAGCCGCGCTTTCGTCTGTGTTTAAATTTTCTTCGGTAGCCATTTTTATTCCTGGTTTCGAGAAGGTTAAAAAATCCCGACTTTTAGAGGATACGTTTTCAATATCATGTGTATTCGCAAAAAGTCAAACATTATTGGGGTGTTACTTGCTTTTGCGCCGCGTACCGGATTCGCAGCTTAAACGCTTGATTAAACGTGAATTTCACATACCTACGTGGGTTTACACGGTAATAATCACCTGTTGCTGAATCCTTACGAAGCTGTGCTGGTTTGTCCTTTAGTTGAAACTTTCCAATTCCAGGCATCGCGACTTGGTTTCCTTGTATCAACTCATACTCAATTGCGGCCATTACCGCATCGTAGTGCATTGAACACGCGCCTTTTGACTCTCCGGTAAGCGCCATCATCCGTTCAACTATCGCCTTTTTTCGTGCTACCGGTGCAAGAGTCCAAGATTCCAATTTAGCCGCCGCCATCCTGTTGTACGCAGCTACACGGCAGTGTGCTCTAGTTGGTTTCCATGCCATATGTCACCGATAGTTAGTAGTGGCCTCGTCCTCTATCCGAATCTGTTCTTCGGCTTCTCTTCCTGCGGCTAAGGCTTCCTCAAGCCATTGGATGAACAGATCAGGTATTTTTTGCTCCCATTGCAGCGCAAGCACTGCTTTGGCTTGAAAAGGATCGACATGCGCAAACTTTTCTAAGGCGTCTGCACGGCTTTCGACCGCTCGCGCCATCAAATACATACCCACTTTGTTGTGATTTATGAAATGTTCTACGTCCGTGCTCAGAACCACGGCCCGCATCAGCGGGTCGTTCTGATATTTAGCTGCTAAATCTGTCATGTGTTACTCTCCAGTTGAGTGGTTTCGATGCCCCGTAGAATCGGGTAAAAGAATAGGTGCGTCCACTGGCACTTCCGGTTCTGGCACAATAGGACCCTCGTTGCTGTCCACAAAGCCTGCCGAACCCAATATTTCATCCGTAATAGCGGCCACAGCGGGATTTTGGACGACGACGCCAGCGGTTTGGGACGCTTCGTAGATAGACGTGACCTTTTCGGTGGTTGCTTTAGCTTTCGTAAGGTCGGTTTGCGACTTTGTATGGTCGGTTTGCGACAAAATTAGGTCCATTTTGGTCATAATTTCAGCAATTTTGGCGTCTTGAAGCTCTTTTGCGGCCTCTGCTTTGGCTTGTTCAAGCTGCAATTTGCCTTGTTCAAGCTGCAATTTGCCTTGGTCTATCTCAAATTTTTGTTGGGCCTGTTGTTGGGCCAATTGTTGCGCCGGATCAGGCTGCGGATTGGCTTTCATTTGCTCAACTTTAGCAAAATCGAAGAACCGCGTACCATTATCGAAGCCCGCCGCACCAAATACCTCTTTGGCAACCTCGGCGCCGTTGATCGCCATGGCCGCATCGGGTACCAATTGCGTAACAGTTGCCACGGCTGTCTGAATTTTTTGCAAACGTTGTTGCGGACTGACGGCGCCCATCCCCACATTGACCGATACGGCGAATGTTTGGTTGAAAAACTCGGGCAAAATACTCAGTAATTGCAATTTTCCAGCCGCAACCGTCATCGCAATTTCGTCGGTCTCGTACATCGCTTCCAATTGCACGATTTGACGCAAGACGGGCTCCATCCACGTTTCGGTAAACGTACGTAACTCCATTT